GAACCGCTGCCAGTGTTATTTAAATAGAAAGTACCTTTTTGAGTTAATATACCAAATCCGTTACCTGTTGTAAACATTTTTGCGTCAACACCTGCAGTGTTTGCACCAAATTGTAAATAAGCATCAGCATCAAACGTCATGTATGCTCTTGTGCCATAATCAACTTTAATCCAGTTATTTCCTGTAGACCATTGATGTTCGCCAGTCCAATTAAGATTATCGCTTTCACTAATAGAATTTGCAGCTTCGGTTCCTTGTAAACCAGTTAATCCTTGAACTCCTGGATCGCCTTGAGCTCCTGTTGTACCCTGCAACCCAGCTGAACCTGTAAGACCTTGAACTCCAGCGCCAGTTGTACCTTGTAAACCAATTACACCTTGAGCGCCATCTGCGCCGTCAGAAGGTCCTTGAATACCGGCAGGTCCATCGTTCCCAGTTAGTCCAGTTAATCCTTGAACACCTGCACCGCCAGCTGGCCCAGTTTCTCCAGTTAAGCCAGTTGATCCTTGAAGACCCGTTGAACCTGTTGTACCTTGTGCACCGTCTGCGCCATCAGAAGGTCCTTGAATACCTGCGCTTCCTGCTGGGCCAGTTGTACCTTGAATACCTTGTGCACCATCAGAAGGTCCTTGAACACCAGTAGCGCCGGTTAATCCTGTTGTACCTTGAATGCCAGTTCCAGTTACACCTTGCAAACCAGTTGTGCCTGTAGAGCCAGTTAATCCTTGAATACCCGTTGAACCTATTGTACCTTGAGCCCCAGTCCCGGTTACACCTTGCAAACCAACTGCTCCTGTAACACCTTGAACACCTATAGACCCTGTAGACCCTGACACACCTTGTGCACCAACTGCTCCTGTCGAACCAGTTACACCTTGGCTACCTGTTGGGCCAATGCCACCGTTAGCACCACCAAATCCTGTAAGACCTTGTAGGCCGAGCGTACCTTGTAAACCGTTATTTCCTTGTGCACCTTGTATAAATTCGCCGGCAGTACCTTGAGCACCATTAGTACCTTGTGGTCCAGGAATTGGCGCTGGGATATTCGATAAAGAATTATAGTCACCGTCGAACAAAGAAGGCAAGTTAGTTAAATCATTATAATTACCAGAAAAAGTTCCAGAGGCTGTAATAAATCCAGCATCGTTTGTAAATGAACTTATGTTTGTTGGGATATCGTCAAATCTTGCTAACGGATAACCACCGTTTTCAACACCATCCATTGCAACCACAGTTTTCTTTGTGGTATCAATAAAAATTTCTCCTTCAATACCTGCTTCAGATGAAATCTCGGCGGTGGTGCCTCTTCTAAATCGTAATGTTTGTGCCATTTGAGTTTTTCCTATTATCTGTATTGATTAATCTAAGTCATCAATTGCAATACCACCTGACGATAAGTCAATAGATGTATTGCCGCTATCAAGATCTACGGACGTATTACCTGTAAAGATGTCAAGTTCAACTGGAGCGGTATTCCCATATAATCCACTACCTGGGTATATAGTTTTGGCAGCCCAATCATCGGTATACTCTACGTCTGACCAACCTATTGCGCTGTTTGCAAGATCAACCACAAACGTTTCAGTACTTTCTTCAAACGGAGAGTCATCTGATATGTTTGTTGCATATTGAGTATCAATAAACTTAATAACCTTTTTGGTCCGTTCTGGTCCGTAAAACATTCCTTTTAACGTAAAGTTAAGAGTGTACATTACTGTTCGTCTTTCAGTAAAATCACCTTCGTATAATTCTTCGTTTACCACACTATTTAAAATAATAGGTACATCTAAAGGTGGAAGGTTTTCAATTATCTTTGCGCTTACTGTAAAGTCAGGTTGAAAGAATGGTATAATTTGCTCAACTATTTTAGTTGCATCTTCTTGATATTTTGCCATAATATACAATGAGAATTCTAAGTTATATGGAGCTCCTGCATAAACATAATTTAATGAGGAGTCGCTTTCTCTTAATGATTTTGGTATCTTATGTCTTACCGCAATCCTGCGTTCGCCATCATATTGCATAGATGTAATTTCAAAAGACATCCGCGGCAATGTAATAGCTGACTGACGATTAAGATTTGCATCTTGCTCAACTCTTGCAAGTATTTTTTGAAAAGGAGCATATGATAATGGAACAATTGCAGTTTGAAAAGTTGTCCCTTGTCCGTTTACGCGCTGAATAGTCAACTGATTAAATAGTGTACCAAAGATGGCAACATATTTTCTCGTTGTTTGATTGTAAAAGTAATTTGCTATTGCCATTTATATTAATCCGGTATACTAATGTTTTCACTGAATGGATCTATTTCTGAGAAGTCAAGAACACTATCAGCTTCAGCTTCAAAGTAAACGTTTTTCGCAACTGGGTCTGTATTTGCCAATTGTGTCAAAGTAGTTGCCTGTGTAATATCGACGTCATCAAAGTGGTGGTCAATTTCGTAACGGCCTGTTTGGAAACGCTCTCCAGAGTATTCAAATAATTCGCAACGCAAATCATATACTTGTAATGATCCATGTTGATAAAATACTGACTCATGTTCAACAAACATAACTTTAAATATTTTATCGTTAAGTGGAAAGTAAATTACATCGCCTTCGTTTGGCCTTGTTTGTTCTGGATCTAAACGAGTAGCAAAACGTTCAAATGTTCTGTACGCAACAGTAAATGTTACTTGGTCACGTATTTGTAAACCAAACCTGCTTAGGAAATCTCCTTCACCTTCAAATCCGTCAACACTCTTAACATACATTTCCATATCGTAAATGATACTGTAGTTATTACCACCTTGTGTTGTTAAGTCGCCACCGAAGGTTGAAGTATCGTCTTCGTTTAGGATATTATCAATAGAGTCAAAGTTTCTTGGTATGTATGCAACGTCAACACCATACATCTTAATTGACTCGATAACTAAATCGTCAATTAAGTTTTGCTCGTTGAAGTTACCGTAATTTCTGAAATAAGGGTTCGTTGCCATAACTTATCCAATAAAATTATACGTAAGTGGTTGGAGTGAATTAACAGCTTCTTCTTCCATCCGTTGGCGTTCTTCTCTTGCTTCTTGTAAAATTTGTTCGCCATTAAATGTTACACCGCCAACCAATTGCATTCCAACAAACTTGGTAAGGTTTGCACCCCAATTTTCTTTTACTAAAGCGGCAGTATAATTTTGCAGCCAACGATCTGTCCAAACTTCAGCATATTCCGCCGGGTCAATAATATCGTAAGCTTCAATAATAATGAAATCGCCGACGGTCCAAATCTTTTGGTCAACATCAACGTATAGCTTATTCACATGTTTATTAAATCTGATTAAAGGTTTCCCTACAAGCATTTCTTGTAAGAACTCAATATAAGACATAGTCATATAATAGTTTTGAATATTATATCCAGTAATATCTCTTATATTGTTTAAAGTATATTGGTATTGAACATTGAACATTCCAACGCCTGCACTAATAGAAGTCTGTAAATCAAATACTTTTGATATACCTAAAAGACGCGTAGGAAGTGTAATGTAACCATTATCAATATCATCTTGCGTGATAGCATGCTTTAAATAAACAAGTTGACTCCCGTTATAATGATAGTCTCTCCAAAAAGAAACAGCCTCATCTACACGATCGTCTATCTGCTCTTCAGACACGTTTATTTCAATAACAGGTGCACCTAATTTTCTAAGGACATAGTCTTTGAATTCTTCTTTGGTGGTAGGCTGAGCCATAGTAAACCTCTAAGATACTTTTGCTTTATAGTCTATTTATAATATGTAGAGGTAGGGCGAAATTTAATCTCGCCGTTCTATGTCATCCTCTGATAATAAATCACCCATCCATACTTCAATCACTTTAACTGGATTTTTACCTACGTTAATTGCTTTATGCCAAGTACATGGTGGAATATCAATACTGTCTCCTGTGGAATAAACTTTTGAAGTCTTATATCCATTTGGAAACTCAAGATTCATTTCAAGTTTGCCATCAACGATGTGCCAATGTTCTGAGCGAACAAAATGCTTTTGGTCTGAAAGTGATTTTTTAACATCAATAGACAGTTCTTTAACTTGCCAATGACCGTTGTTATCAAGGTTGCGATATTTACCCCACAGTCTTTGTACCTCAGGCTTATCCCAGTTTTCAAGAAGCCACGACGAGCTATTCTTTTTATCGTTTCCGCCAACACCAAACACAAAAACAATTTTGCCTTCTTCAATCAATTCCTTTGCATATTCAACTTCAGGTGTCGTGCCTTTTTGGCGGTCCCCTCCGTTTGCAAATACAATTTCAGCATCAGGAAATTGTTCTCTTACCTGTCTTATAGCACCTACAGCAGTATCATCACTATCGTCAAATTCAAATACACAGTCAACAACTGATAAAGCTTCTATGATTGCTGTGCGTTCTTCTATAGGCATAAATGGCCTACCTTTTTTACGTGACAACCATTCATCACTGTTAACACCAACCCAAAGCCTATCTCCTAGCGCAGCTGCAGCTTTAAAATATTCAATATGGCCTGAGTGAACTGGGTCAAATCCACCAGTAACAATAACAATTTTCATAGTCTACTCCTTCATTAAATAAT